ATACACCTAGGGTAATTGCTAGGGCTCAAGATATTGTAATTAAGGAATAAAAGGTTTTAAATCAAGGGTAGAGAAAAGGCAACTTTTCTCACCCAACAACTCAGGAGCTTGCACTCATGCATCGCAATAAGTCGGTAGACGTTCATCAATTCGCTATGATTCCAAAAGCGGATATTCCACGATCCTCTTTTGATTGCCAATCAACTCACAAAACTACATTTGATGCTGGTTATTTAGTACCTATTTATGTAGATGAAATTCTGCCTGGCGATACATTTAAATTAAATATGACGGCATTTGCTCGTCTTGCTACTCCACTTTATCCAATTATGGATAACATGGTCATGGATAGCTTCTTCTTTTTTGTACCTAATCGTCTTATTTGGGATAATTGGCGTCAATTTATGGGACAACAAGCTAATCCTTCAGATTCTATAAGTTATGTAATTCCACAGATGGTTTCACCAGCTGGTGGTTATGCTATTGGTTCTATTCAAGATTATTTAGGTTTACCTACTGTTGGTCAGGTAGCTGCTGGACAGACTGTTTCTCATAGTGCTTTACCTTTAAGAGCTTGTAGCTTGATTTACAATGAATGGTTTAGGGATGAAAATCTACAAAATTCTGTTGTTGTAAATAAAGGTGATGGACCTGATACATATTCTGATTATGTGTTAATGCGTCGTGGAAAACGTAAAGATTATTTCACTTCTGCACTCCCTTGGCCACAAAAGGGTGCTTCTGTTACATTGCCATTGGGTACTGTTGCTCCTATACATTCTTATAGTTATGGCGGTGTTGCTGGTTATCCAGCTCCTACTGGTAATACTGGTGTGCCTCCTACTGGAACAACTGGAAATTACACATGGGGAACAAATCAGATTTGGGCTGATTTATCTCAAGCAACTGCTGCTACTATTAATCAATTAAGACAGTCATTCCAAATACAAAAATTACTTGAAAGGGATGCTCGCGGTGGTACACGTTATACAGAATTGGTTCGTGCGCATTTTGGCGTTATTTCGCCAGATGCTCGTCAACAACGTCCTGAATTTATTGGTGGTGGATCTACCACAATTAATATTAATCCTATCGCGCAGACTTCAGGCACTAATGCAAGTGGAACAACAACCCCTATGGGTACACTTGCTGCTATGGGTACTGCCCTCGCTCATAATCATGGTTTTACTCAATCATTTACTGAACATGGCTATGTAATTGGTTTTGTATCTATTCGTGCTGATTTAACTTATCAGCAAGGTTTACATCGTATGTGGTCTCGTAGTACACGCTACGATTTCTATTTCCCTGTATTTGCTACTCTTGGTGAACAAGCTATTCTTAACAAGGAGATTTATGTTACTGGTAATTCTACTGATAACGACGTATTTGGTTACCAAGAACGGTGGGCTGAGTACCGCTACTATCCTTCTCGTATTAGTAGCTTGTTTAGGTCTACTGCAAGTGGCACAATCGACGGATGGCATCTCGCTCAGAAATTCACTTCTTTACCCACTTTGAATGACACATTTATTAAAGATACTCCTCCTGTGTCACGTGTGGTGGCTGTTGGTAGTGCTGCTAATGGCCAACAATTTATATTTGATTCTTTCTTTGATGTGAAGAAAGCTCGTCCAATGCCTATGTACTCTGTACCTGGCTTGATTGATCATTTCTAATATGGGAATGTTTGATTCTATTGGTAGTGCTATTAGCAACGTTTTTAACGGTGCTAGTAGTGCTGTTACTGATGTTGCTAAAACATTATCTGCTGGTGAAGAAATAGTTCCTATTGCTGCTGATGCAGTTACTGAAGGTGGTATACCTTGGGCTTCTATAGCGTCATATTTAGCTCCTGTTGCTATGGGTGGTATGTCTTATTTAGGACAACAAGGTGCAAATAAAACTAATATGGATATTGCTCAAAATCAAATGAATTTTCAGCAAATGATGTCTAATACTAGTTATCAAAGAGCTGTTCGTGATATGCAGGCTGCTGGTTTAAACCCGATGTTAGCATATACCCAAGGGGGTGCGAGCACCCCCGCGGGAGCTACTACCACTGTAAGTTCTAAAACTCGTGAAGCTGTTAGTGCTGCTCAAGTTCAACAACTACAAAACGAACAAACTAAAAATATTGCAAGTCAAACTGCATTAAATTCAGCTAATGCTGCTAAAGCAAGTGCTGATACTGCATTGTCAATGCAACAAGTTAATAATCAAAAGCTTATGGCTGCTAATATTACTGCTGAGTTAGATAGAATTAAAAATCAAGCAAAATTAGCTGGTTCATCTGCTGATACTCAAAGAAGTATTCAATCTCAAATTAACCAATTAATAGCTTTAACACAACCTACAGCGTCTTTTAATAGAGAGTTTCCAAACGCTGCTATGTGGATTCAAGGTATTTCTCAATTACTTAACCCTGTGGCGAAAGCTGCTTCAATAGCTAAATAAGGAAAAATTATGGCTAAAGGTATATTTTTAAGAACTCCGTATAACTACGATACCGATGCTGCGTCAAATGAGTCGGGGCTTGCATGTGAGGATGCTTCCCTGACTCAGCAGCATTTTCGTGACGAAACTGACATTAATAATATTTTGCGCCAGTTTAATGTTACTGGCTTGCTTCCTGAAACCCCCGTATCACCTAAATACGGCGATTTTACTGGTATCGGCGATTACCATACTGCATTGCTTCGTGTTATGGCAACCGAAGAAGAATTTATGAATCTTCCTGCTAATATCCGTGCTCGTTTTGATAACGATGCCGGTAATTTAATTGAGTTCCTCAATGATGATAATAATCGTGAAGAAGCAGAAAAATTAGGCTTAGTAGAGCCTAAACAGGCCTTGTTTGAACCTACCCCGGAGGGGGGAGGCGAAGCCGAAGCACAGTTACCTACTTGATGTAACTGTGCTAGGTGACACCAACCTACCGAAAGTTAAATAACTAAGGATAAAAAAATGAAGATTTTGAAAAGAAAACCAGTTAATAAACGTGCGTCAGCACGCAAATTCCGTTCACACGCTAAACGTACTAAAGCTCCTAACATGGCTAAAGCCCCACAGCGTGGAGGCTGGAGGCTCTAAGAAAGCTCCAGAGCCAACCTCACATGGCTTGTTATCATCCAATTACTGCCTATAAAACGGCAGATGGTTCTGTTGTATTCCATGAAAAGGCATACTTCAATATCATCAAAACATTATCTTTACCCTGCAACCAATGTATTGGTTGTAGGCTAGAAAGATCTCGTCAATGGGCCATGCGTTGTATGCATGAAGCCCAGTTGCACGAAGAAAACTGCTTTATAACCCTCACTTATAACAAGGAACATCTTCCATATGCAGAAAGCCTTAATCATGAGCATTTTAAGCTCTTCATCAAACGATTACGTAAAAAGCTTGCACCTAAACGCATACGTTTTTACATGGCTGGTGAATATGGCACAAAAGGCGGACGCCCTCATTACCATGCTGCCATCTTCGGATGGCGCCCGAATGACCTCTACGAACCGAGAAAAACAAAGGCTGGTAGTCTCATTTATCAATCCAAAATCCTTGAAGATTGTTGGAGAACTAGAAATAAAGATACCGGAGAATATGAGTCCATCGGACTCTCAAGCGTTGGAGAACTTACGTTTGAATCTGCTGCTTACATCGCAAGATACATATGTACCAAAATAACTGGTAAAGGTGAAGCTTATAAGTATCATAATTGTTATACAGATATACAAACAGGCGAAATTGTTAAAAGAGTACCTGAATACAATAAAATGTCTTTAAAATCAATTACTGGCATAAAAGGTATGCCTGGAGGCATTGCTGCCGATTGGTATTTAAAATATAAAAAAGATGTATATCCACATGATTACGTTGTTGTACGGGGTATGAAAATGAAACCCCCTAAGTATTATGACAAGATTTTAAAAAAACAAGATTTTGAATTATTTGAAGAAATTACTTATCAAAGAGAAAAATCTGCTAAACTAAATTATCTAGATAATACGCCTGAAAGACTTGTTGTTAAAGAACAAGTTGCTCAAGCTAGATTAAATAGATTAAAACGAAACCTCACATAAAGGAAATCCTCATGAAATATGCTGTTTGTGCTGTAAAAGATCGCGCTGTTGATGCTTTTAATCGTCCTCTATATGTACCTACTGTTGGTGTCGCTATTCGTTCATTTACTGACGAATGTCATAAAAAAGATTCAGAATTAAACGCTCATCCTGAAGATTATGATTTCTATGAATTAGGATCATGGGATGATCAAACTGCTGTATATACTGCACTTGATACACCTAGGGTAATTGCTAGGGCTCAAGATATTGTAATTAAGGAATAAAAGGTTTTAAATCAAGGGTAGAGAAAAGGCAACTTTTCTCACCCAACAACTCAGGAGCTTGCACTCATGCATCGCAA